TTATGAAAACTCGGAAATGCAAATGATTCTCACTACCACATGAGAAAATAAATCTGGATACAATACGGGCATGGAAACACTACTTATTATTTTATATAGTCTTTTTGCTGGCTCATTATTAGGCATTTTTTGCATATACCTTGTATCTTAATTTTATTTAAGATATACTTCGTCGCATAGCTGCACAAATTTTAATCACAAGGTGTAAACAGCGACACATGTCAGACCAAAAACGACTACTAGATACTGTTGACGAGTCATTCGATAGCATTGTTATGATGCCTAAAATTGATGACGATATTCCTATACCTGCAAAAAACTCGCACACTACACCTAAGCTCACCCCGAGCGAAGAACTTGAGATTCGCAGCCATACTATTAAAGAGATTAGTGATCTAAATGGCAACACATTAGAGCCTACGACTGAAGAAATTGAGGATGCTGAAGAGATTGCGAAGGAAATCATGGAGAATCCCAATCTTAAAGTGGATTATAAGAATTATCCTAATGAAACAATAGCTTACCTAGCAGGGCTTGTTGCTCAAACCAGCCATATGGTGACGGAAGAGCTGTCTGATATCAAGCTTTCAGTACTTAACGGACTACTACAAGAAGCGGCAACCGCAACAAATCCTAAAGACCGCATATCAGCGTGGACTAAAATAGGTGAGATAGATGGTGTTGATGCATTTAAGAAGAAAACAGAGGTCACACACATTAATAAAACTGGTAAAGAGCTAGAAGATGAGCTTAAAAAGACGATAGAAGAGCTAAAAGGCAAAGTAATAGAGGGTGAAATCGTGGAGGATGATGATGAATAAAGGAGACGAACGCGCTTGGGCAGTGTCGTGTGCAGTAGTTGCTATATTTTTAATCACTTTAATCTTCTAATATGATGATTAGTGCAAAAGATCTGGCAATTCTAGAAAAAGCTCTGCCTACTATGTCAGAAAGTGAGCGGCGAAAGAATTTAGAGCTATTAACTAAGTATAAAGCGGAGTTAGTGAAGCAAGCAGGAGGGAAGACCTTCTTAGAATTTATTAAACACGTCTATCCAGACTATAAAGTAGGTGCGCATCATGCTAGGTTGGCAAAATTATTTGAAGAAATTGCAGAAGGTAAAAGAAAACGCGTTATTGTTAATATCGCTCCTAGGCATGGTAAGTCTGAGCTTATTTCGTACCTTGCTCCAGCTTGGTTTTTGGGTAAGCACCCAGCTAAGAAAGTTATTATGGCTTCCCATACGGCTGACCTCGCAGTTAATTTTGGTCGTCGTGTGCGAAATCTTGTGGGGTCCGACGCGTACAAGGATATCTTCCCTGATGTCAGCTTGCAAGCGGATAGTAAGTCGGCTTCTAGGTGGGGTACGAACTACAACGGTGAGTATTTTGCTATTGGGGTTGGTGGTGCTCTCGCCGGCCGTGGTGCAGATTTATTTATTATCGACGACCCACACTCAGAGCAAGACGCCAAGCTTGGAAAGCCAGACGTATTCTTGCCAGCATGGGAATGGTTTCAGTCAGGGCCGCTTCAAAGGCTTATGCCCGGAGGCGCTATTGTCGTTGTAATGACACGGTGGTCTAAGCTAGACCTCACTGGACAGATTGTTAACCAAATGGTTAAGAATGATGATGTAGATAACTGGGAAGTAGTAGAGTTCCCTGCAATACTAGAAGATAAGGGAGAAGAAGTACCACTGTGGCCTGAGTTCTGGTCTATAGAAGAATTAAGAGCAAGACGTGCGGCATTAGATATAAGGTATTGGAATGCGCAGTACATGCAAAACCCAGTATCAGAAGAAGGTGCGTTAATTAAAAGAGAATGGTGGAACATATGGGAAGAAGAAAACCCTCCGCCCTGTGAGTTTATAATTATGACGCTTGATGCTGCGCAAGAAGCAAATAATAGAGCTGATTATAATGCATTGTTAGTTTGGGGCGTGTTTTTAAACGAAGAAACAGATAATTATAATATAATACTGTTAAATGCAACTAAAAAACGTTTAGAGTTTCCAGAACTCAAAGAGCTTTGTCTTGAAGAGTATAAAGAATGGGAGCCTGACGCATTTGTTGTAGAGAAAAAGTCAAACGGTGCTGCACTTTACCAAGAGTTTAGACGTATGGGGATTCCAGTGGGTGAGTTTACTCCAGGGAAAGGCCAAGACAAGATCAGCAGGGTAAATGCAGTATCGGACTTATTTAGTTCAGGTATTGTATGGGCGCCTGATAGAAGATGGGCACACGAAGTAATCGAGGAATGTAACGATTTCCCGTCTGGTGCTAACGATGACTTAGTTGATGCAACGACTTTGGCATTGATGCGGTTTAGACAAGGGGGCTTTATTAGATTACCTTCTGATGAAGAAGACGACATTATTTATTTTAAAAGTGCAAGCCAGAAAAGGCTGTACGCAATATAGGAAAACATTATGGCACAAGATAATAACAATATAGATAAAGGGTTGTATGCAGCTCCGATGGGGATGGAAGAAGCGGCGCTCGATGAACCTGATTTAGAAATAGAAATCGAAGACCCAGAGTCGGTAAGTATTAACGCAGGTGGGATGGAAATTGTAATCGACCCTGACGCGATGGCAGATGATGAGTTTAATCAAAACCTAGCAGAAGAGATGGAAGACTCACTTTTAGAAAACCTAGCTAGTGATTTAATAGAAGATTATGAGGGTGATATTACTTCAAGAAAAGATTGGCTAGATACTTATGTTGACGGATTAGAGTTATTAGGTCTTAAATTAGAAGACCGTTCAGAACCGTGGCAAGGCGCGTGTAATGTGTATCATCCACTCATGACAGAAACGCTAGTCAAATTCCAAGCAGAAACAATGACTGAAACTTTCCCTGCAGCGGGCCCCGTCAAAACACAAATCATTGGTAAAGAGACTACAGAGAACAAAGAGGCTTCTGCACGTGTACAAGAAAACATGAATTTTCAGTTGACTGAAAAGATGGTGGAATACAGACCTGAACATGAAAGAATGTTATGGGGTTTAGGGTTAGCGGGTAATGCGTTCAAGAAAGTTTATTACGACCCAAGTTTAGAGCGACAAGTCTCTATGTATATTCCAGCTGAAGACATCGTAGTGCCATACGGTGCTTCAGACTTGGAATCCGCTGAAAGAGTTACACACGTCATGCGTAAGACACAGAACGAATTACGCAAACTACAAGTCGCAGGGTTCTATAAAGATGTTGATTTAGGTGAGCCTACTTATGACTTAGACGAAGTTGAGAAAAAGATTGCAGAGAAGATGGGGTTCAGTGCTACCTCTGATGACAGATTTAAACTTCTTGAAATGCATGTTGACCTTGACTTAGAAGGATATGAAGATGAGCAAGATGGGGAGCCTACAGGTATTGCATTACCTTATGTTGTAACCATTGAAAAATCAACATCAACTATTCTAGCAATTAGACGTAATTGGAATCCGGACGATAAGAAGAAGCAAAAGCGCCAGCATTTCGTGCATTATGGATATGTGCCAGGATTTGGATTTTATTGCTTCGGCTTGATTCATTTGATTGGAGCATTTGCAAAATCAGGCACAATGATATTAAGGCAATTGGTAGACGCGGGTACATTATCTAATCTTCCTGGTGGTTTCAAATCTAGAGGATTACGCATCAAAGGTGATGATACACCAATTTCTCCTGCAGAGTTCCGTGATGTTGACGTACCCTCCGGTACTATACGAGATAACATTTTACCACTTCCTTACAAAGAACCCTCACAAGTTCTAAATATGTTAATGAATCAGATTATTGATGAAGGACGTCGGTTCGCGTCGGCTGCTGATTTAAAAGTTTCAGATATGTCCGCTCAAGCACCTGTAGGAACTACACTTGCTATTCTCGAGCGTACACTGAAAGTCATGTCTGCAGTCCAGAGTCGCATTCACTATGCAATGAAGCAAGAATTTAAATTGCTTAAAACTATCATAAAAGACTACACGCCTGCAGACTACTCATACGACCCAGCAACAGGGAGCAAAGAAGCTAAACGAAGCGACTATGACATGGTCGAGGTTATCCCGGTATCTGATCCTAATGCTGCAACCATGTCACAAAAAGTTGTGCAATATCAAGCAGTTATGCAGTTAGCTCAAGCTAATCCAGATATTTATGACTTACCAGAACTTAATCGTCAAATGCTAGAAGTATTAGGCGTGAAAAACGTCACCAAGCTTATACCTAACAAAGAAGATATTAAGCCTACAGACCCTGTTAGTGAAAATATGAATCTTATTAATGGTAAGCCTGTCAAGGCATTTATATACCAAGACCATGAAGCACACATTACAGCACACATGACATTTAAAGATGATCCAAAACTAGCGCAACTTGTAGGACAAAGCCCAAAAGCACAAGTAGTTGGAGCTGCTATTGAAGCACACATAGCAGAACATTTAGCATTTGAATATAGACGTCAGATTGAAGAACAACTTGGCGTACCTCTTCCAGCACCAAACGAAACATTACCGCAAGATATTGAAGTGGACGTTTCAAGATTGGCTGCTCGTGCTGCTAAACAACTCATGGATAAAAATAGAGCTGAAATAGCTCAACAACAAGCGCAACAGCAACAACAAGATCCGCTTATTCAGATGCAACAAAAAGAACTACAGATTAAGGAAATGGAGGCTCAAGCCAAAGCTCAGAAAATGCAAGCAGATACTGTATTGGAACAAGCTAAACTTGACCTTGAAAAACTAAAACTTGATTCACAAGAAAGAATCGCCGGTGCCAAGCTTGGTGCTGATGCAGTGAATAAGCAAAAAGACCTTGACGCAAAAGAGTTTATAGAAGGTACTAAGCTCGGAGCGCAAGCAGTACAGCAAGACAAACAACTACGACAACAGTCGCAACTTAAACCGAAAGGAGAATAAATGGACGAGGTCTTAAACCTTCTAGCCCAACAATTAGGCGAGGAAGAGCAACGCATTAAAGACGATTTATGCATGGGGAGAGCCGAGGAACATGCACAGTATATGCACGCATGTGGCATTATTCGCGGATTTCATATCGCTCAATCATTAGTCGCTACGCTTGCAAGAAAAACAGAAATGGGGGATGACGATGAGTGAAATCATAACACCCGACAATAAAGTTGTAGGTTTGAATGGTAAAGCAGTAATACCAGAAGAGCCAAAACAAGAAGAAAAACCGACTCAATTCCCTGAAGTAAAGGGTTACAGACTTTTATGTGCTGTGCCTAATGTTGAGGAGAAGTATCAGAGCGGTATATTAAAATCAGACAAAACAAAATCACTAGAAGAACATTCAACAGTGGTATTGTTTGTTTTAAAAATGGGAGATATGGCTTATAAAGACGAAGACAGATTTCCCACAGGGCCTTGGTGTAAGGAAGGCGACTTCGTAATCACTAGAGCATATTCTGGAACTCGTATCAAGATTCATGGTAAAGAGTTTCGTATTTTGAACGACGACGCCGTAGAAGCAGTGGTTGATGACCCCCGCGGCTACGAACGCGCATAAGGAGATTAGAGATGGCAGAAATTATTAACGAGGTTCCTGACGAGCTTAAGGACGACGACGGAAGTCAAGAAGTAGAGCTTAAGGAAGACAAAGAAGATTATGAAGCGGCGGCGAAAGCTAAAGCAGAAGAGCCTGAAAAAGAAACAAAACCAAAACAGGAAGCCCTAGATTTTGAAATTGAAGAGGAAGATGACACACCTCCGCAAGATCGAAATAGAGACCCTTTACCTGAAGAGGTTAAAGAAGAGTTAGAAAACGACACACTAGAAGACTACTCTGCTCGTGTGAAAGAGCGTATGGCTCAGTTGAAGAAAGCTTGGCATGACGAAAGACGTGCAAAAGAAGCTGAACAACGCCAGCGTGATGAGGCTGTTCGGTACGCTCAAGCGATTATCGAAGAGAACAAAAAACTCAAAACAACTCTATCAACAGGTGAAGAAGACTATCTTAAAACATTAAAAGATAAATATACTTCTGAATTAGCAGTAGCTAAAAAAGAATATAGAGAAGCTTATGATTCTGGTGAAACTGATAAAATCATTGAAGCACAGTCTAAAATGAATGATGCGCAGTTTAAATTATCACAAGCAGAACTAATTAAGCCTCAATATACTTTACAAAAAGAAGAAAATGAGGTACAGTTACCGAAAGAACAAGTACAGCCAACTTACCCGGAACCAGACGCCAAAGCACAAAACTGGCAGCAAAAAAATACTTGGTTTGGGACCGATGCTGAAATGACAAGTTTAGCTCTAGGCGTACATGAAAATCTTGTCAGACAAGGAGTTGATCCTACTTCTGACGACTACTACCATCGTATAGATGAAACGATGCATAAACGCTTCCCAGAATATTTCGGGGAATCTGAATCGATTGAGGAGAAGCCTCAACGCAAACCTTCTACTGTAGTTGCTCCAGCAACACGGTCAACTGGTCCTAAAAAGATTAGATTGACTAAGACACAGTTAGCTTTAGCAAAGAAATTCAAGCTAACTCCAGAGCAATATGCACGCGAATTAATTAAAACGGAGAACGCAAATGGATAACCGCAAAAATAGAGAAATAGATACACGAGAAGTCAAAGAAACTAAACAATGGGCACCACCGTCCCTTTTACCGGAAGTCAAACAACAACCGGGTTGGGCATATAGGTGGGTTCGGGTATCGCTCGCTAATGAAGCGGATAATTTAAATGTGTCCTCTCGTATGCGTGAAGGATGGGAACCTGTAAAACATTCAGAACACCCAGAAGTAAATTTACCGAGAAATCCTAATTCTCAATATGCAGATGCTATTGAAATTGGAGGACTCTTACTTTGTAAAATGCCACAAGAGATGGTTGATCAAAGAAATACGTATTTTAGAGAAAAAGCTGAAGCTCAAGAAAAAGCGGTTGATAACAACCTCATGAGACAGAATGACCCTAGAATGCCTCTATTCTCTGATAAAAAATCAACTACCTCTTTTGGGAAGAAATAATTCTTTAAGGAGATGATATTATGGCATCAACAGCCGCACCTTACGGGTTAAAAGCCGTAAATTTGATTGGTGGTCAGCCTTATGCTGGCTCTACTCGTCAAATTCCAATTGCGTCTGGGTATAATGTAAACATCTACAACGGAACTATTGTATCAATCGTAGCAGCTGGAGTACTCGAGATTGTAACTACTATTGGTACAGCAGCTTCACCATTCCCAGCAGGGACGGTTGGAGTATTCGTTGGCGTGTCTTACACAGACCCAAGCACAAAACAAAAACTATTTTCACAATATTGGCCAGCTGGTACAGTAGCTTCAGACGCTGTGGCTTACGTTGTGGACGATCCAGACGTTGTATTCCAAGTACAAGCTGACGGTGCGATTGACCAAACAGGTTTAGGAGCTAATGCCCCTCTAGCTGCAGTTCAATCTACATCAACAGGTTCTACAGTAACCGGTAACTCTAATGTTGCACTAGACGCGACTGTTGTAACAACAGCAGCTGCATTTAGAATTGTAGACTTTGTAAATGCACCAGGTTCAGCAGTGGGCGACGCTAAGACTGACGTTTTAGTTAAGTTCAATGGAACACAACATTCTTACAACAACGCAACAGGTATTTAATAGGAGAATAAAACATGGCAATTTCAAGAGCTCAGTTATTAAAAGAGTTGCTTCCTGGCCTTAATGCTTTATTCGGTATGGAATATCAGCGTTATGGTGAAGAGCACAAAGAAATCTACGAATCTGAAACTTCAGAGCGTAGTTTTGAAGAAGAAACAAAACTTTCAGGTTTCGGTAATGCACCTGTTAAAGGCGAAGGTTCTGCTATCGCTTATGACAATGCACAAGAAGCTTGGACAGCTAGATACAACCACGAAACCATCGCTTTAGGTTTCTCACTAACAGAAGAAGCTGTTGAAGATAACCTCTACGACACTTTATCTGCTCGTTACACTAAAGCATTAGCACGTTCAATGGCTAACACAAAACAAGTGAAAGCTGCTAACGTTCTTAACAGTGGCTTCTCTGGTGGTCCTACAGGCGGTGATGGTAAAACATTATTTGCTACAGACCATCCATTAGTATCTGGTGGTACAAACAGCAATACACAGGCAGTTGCTGCCGACTTAAACGAAACTTCATTAGAAAATGCAGTGATTCAAATCGCAGCATGGACAGATGAAAGAGGTTTATTAATTGCTGCTAAACCACGTAAATTAATTATCCC